AAATCATTGTCATCAGCGATTGTCTCTCTGTATGACTCGGATGATATATAAGCAGGTAGGGTTCCAGCAGTTAGTGTTGTGTCTGCGACGAAAAGCGCTGCAGCACCAACAATAATGTTAGTAGACGTACCACGAGTGTATGCCATATTTTTTCACCTCTACTTTCAATAGAATCTATATTAAGTTGTTGGGGTGTTTCCTCAAAATAAGTATAACAGCATTTTTAATCATATATTTGAACGGGATTGCCATCTGGACCTGGAACTATGATGTCTTTTGTATGATAGTCATATTCAATAATAAGTTTATTTGCATATACCGTTCTTGCTGAGGCCAAGTCTAGTAGGTCTCTAGTTTCATCTACTTGATAAACCCTAAAACTATGGAAATACACATTAAATGGTAGTTCCTCAGTTGCCTCCGTTGAGCAAAAAGCGTTTACGTCTTGCCCTGCAGAGTCTTCACGATCAAGGGCATCTGTGATAATCCTGTGAGAGTTGTTTATTTTAGAAAGGTCTGTGCAATACAAATAATAAACCAGTTGTTCTCTTTTGTTTCTATAAAATGGGCTTGGTCTAAATCTGATTAATCTTTCATATTGAATAAGAATTGGGTCTGATACCCCTGGTGCTCCAATATAGTTTTTAAATACATCTTCGATATTTGTTGGGCTTGTTGGGAACACGGGGACCATTTGCTCTGCACCACTTAAAATACCAAAAAGTTTTAACTGCTCAACCACATATTGGTTAACAAATGTTGGTGGAAATGCTGTTAGTTTTATATCATATACCATGGTTTTATTCTACCTTAACATTTGCATTAATAATCCACTTGTATCCAGTATCAATACCCTTGGATCTACCCATTCTTGATCCCGCCAAAATATTTTTCTTATATGCTACAGGTTTGTTTAGATATGCCAGCAAGCCGCTAGATCTTAAAAATGCCTGAGTAAAGTAGTTTCGCATAAACTCATCAAAAACTCTTTCAAAAGAACCTTCAACTGCATCTCCTCCAGGGTTTCTTATTGTTATTGGTTTTGTAACAAAGACTTCCTGTCCTCCGTCTTTAAACTTAAGAGCACCGTTTGCCTTTGGCTTAATTGTAACAGGAATTCCTTGCTCCATTATTTTTGCTTTATTATAAAACGGAACTGTCATTTCTTCTGTTACTGTGCTTGATTGTCTAAAAGTTGAGTTTACTGATAATCCAAGATTGCTAACAGTATAGTTTAAAGTAAAAAGTCTTGATCCTGGGCTACCAGTTTTGTACCACTCATATACGTGGTGCATACTTCTGCTGTTGGCTCTTGCTTCTGAATCAATGTATTGACCCAATGCAACAATAACACTTTTACCTAAATTATTTAAAAATTCTTTTTTACCACGATTGACTCCATCTAAAAAACCAAAAGAGTAGTTTGCTATATTTGTAAGTTGTTTTTCAAATGCTTTTGTATTAATAACTACACGCATTAGTCACCAACCGTCTGATTCTCTGTTCTGCGCCAGAGCATCTTGTAGTATTCTATATCGCCAAAAGGACCAACAAAAGGCTCTAGAGTTCCAACTTCATAAATTGTTCCACGGCCTGCTCTTGGTCCGCCAGTTTCTTTGTATATTGATACGTCTGTTGAACTACGAATATTAGTAATTAATATGTTGCTAATTGCATTATCTGTATTATTAGAAGAAGTTCTTAGGTCTGACTTTGATCTAGCAATTAGTTTTCCATCATACTGTAAAAATACTTCTGGTTTTAATTCTACATCTCCTGCCCCACCAACTGGGGTAGCATTACAAGAAACTGTTCTATCAAATACCCACTCTTTATTGGCCTGTCCATAACTATTCTGTGTAATTATAGGATAGTAAATATCAGCCTTCATTGGGTAAATAAAATCTGTTGTCTCACAACTATTCATTACAAGACTCCAGGTGTACCAAAGTTTGTTATATACTTTTCTAGGATTCTGTCTACTAGGATATTTCCTGTACCGTCAAGGGCAGACTTGTCAATTTTAATCTTATATTGATCAGTAGAATAATCAAGTATATATCTCTTGTGGTATTCCATTCTTCCACACTTAATATCATCAATAAGCATTGTTATGGCATCTTGTATATCATAAGGCACTACCTTGTACCCAGTTTCTAGTGAGAATAAGTAGTTAAAAGTTATTGGAAATGTAACACCTGCTGCAACTGCCAAGGTTACGGGGCTATCCTCTGTGTCATATAAATAGATAGAATCTGACTCACCAAGCGGCACACCCTTTGGTGTTCCAACTGCTCTGACATATGAATCAGTAGTTTGCTGATTCCACTCTTTAATAATTGCTGTTTTATCTTTTGTTAATAAGTAACTCCACTCAAACAATGCTTGTGGATCTTGTGTTGAATCCCAAACAAGTTCATTGTTTTCATAAGCCTTTAAGATTTTATAAACTCTGTCCCAGATAGCAAGGTAGTCTGTTCCGTTGCCATTTACTTCATACCAAGATCTTTCATAATAAAATCCTCCAGGAACAATGGAATCAATGATTGCTCTTGCTAAGTCTTCATACTGTGTATACTCATTAATTTCAGTTGCTGTTCCTGACCCATACTTTTTTGCAAGTGTGGTTGGATTAACATACGGGCGCATTACCTCTAGATTATCTTCAACAACAATCTCTGCCTGCTCACCATCTTCTACCTCATAGATTGCCAAATAATATGATTCATCATAAGAACTAAATAAGGATGGCAAGGTGTATTCAATTTGTGATCCAGAAGTAGATGTTATATTTTCTTCAACTTCAATAACATTTCTAGAACTGTCTTGAATTAGCAATAAATACTCTGTGTTCGCTAGTGGAACATCATAAGATATTGTAAGCGGGTATGGTGGTAAGCGCAATATTTGCATTAGATTTTACCGTAGTGTTTGGCTACTTCTTTAGGCGATGCTTCACGCACTGCCTTATGAGTTAACCATTTAACGGATGCCTCCTTAGTGACAATGTTATATCCTTTTTCAAGGGCACCCACACCAGTCCAATGTAGATTACGCTCTGAATAAAGTGCAACCTTTTCTTTTGGATTCTCTATTAGTACTTCTTCTACTGGATCTTTTCTTGGTACAAAAGGCAAAATAGCCTCTAGCATTTCTTCTTTTGTTTCAGTTCCATATAAATCTATATTGTTCTTTTTGGCATATGCCTGTAATTGCGGTACCGTCTTTTTAGCAAATTTTTCTACTACTTCTACTGTTGTTGCCATAATATCCTCCACTGCTATTATATCAGAAATGAATTATCTTCTGCTTGCTCTCAATGTTTGTGGTCTTCTAATACCACTAGGTGTTCCAGAAATTGATATATTATCACCAAATATAGGTGTTGGTATATTTCCTAAAACATTGTTTTGTGTAATAATTCCTGATGGACCCATTACTATTACCCCGCCAACTCCTCCAACAGCAATTGCTCCATCACCATCGTGTTGATGAGGAACTGTTGGATTTCCTGGATATGACATTTTATTCCTTAATTGATAAAGGAGGGCAGTTTTTACTCTGCCCTCCCTATCGTTTAGTTTTTACAAACTATTATACTGTAGGATCAACTGCTGCGTCTGCATAAGCAACCGCATCAAGTTCTTCCCACTGTAGACCAAAGCGGACGAATACTGTGTATTCAATTGTATCCTTCTTTGGCTTGTATTCACGGTTTACAGTGATATCTCTCTGGAAGCCCCATACACGGTTAGCAGGGAATGTCAAGTCGACATAGTTTGCTGGGTAGTAAGGAACTTCTTGTACATCAATGCCTAGAACACGAGTTGTACGTGCTCCACCGAATGTCTGTGCCTGTCCATCAAGGTATGCCTGACGGTTACGCTCTGTACCAGCAGTACGTGGAGCAAATGCTTCTGCGATTGCATCAGCAAGTGTTCCGTTGTTCTTTACGATACCCTGGAAAGCATCTGTACCTGCGTAGAACTTTAGGTTCTGCTTTAGTGCACGATACTTACGTGGCATTGCAAGGATAATATCCTGCATTACCTCAGTTGTCCAGTTGTCATCAGTAACAGTAACGAGTGCTTCGTGAGCATCGCCATCGTTTTCTACCTTGTGTACGAAACCTTCCATGATTGAAAGGAAGTCACCAGTTGAACCATCACCATTAATGGCTAGGTCTTCAATATCGTTAGCAAATGCATTTGTCATCAAGCGAACTAGATGATCTTCAAGTGCACCGCCTTCAATATTATCTTCAAGTGCTTCTGTAGATACTTCCCAGTCAAGACGAATCTTCTTGGTTGTTAGTTCTACCTTTGTGAATGTAGCACCAGCGTTTGTGTAGTTATTGTTTGCCTGTGCAGCAGCACGAATAACACGCTCACCAACGTTAACTTTCTCAAGTTCCATGGTGTTTGCTCTCATTGTAACTCTACGACCATCCTTGGCGAGAACTGTTGCATCCCACACATAGTCGATGAAGCGGCGAGCCTGCTCTGGGAGCAGAATACCGCCTGGTGTTCCAGTTGGATTTACTGCGTTAGCACCATTGGATACACCAAAGTTTGCTGTTGCAATATTTCCTAGTTGTGCACCAACATCAGAAGTGCTTGGACTGGTAGCAGTTGCTCCGCCAATGTCACCTGATGCGAATGAACCATCACCTTGATGGTTGTGGTTCACGGTTGGAGAACCTGGATAGTTCTTTACGATTTCTTGTTCCGACATATTGTTCACCTCCTAGTGATTTATACTTATTGGAATAAGTCGGCTGATTTGAGGAAACGGCCGCCCCATAGGGATTTGTGAGTCTTCGTTTCCGAAAACTCCTGCACGATCTCGCCTAGATCGCCAGACTTGCGGAAAGCGGTGTCTTTTTCGACCATATCTACTCGCTTTCCAAACTCATTAAAAGAACCCTTGACTTCTTTTACCTCATTTGATACAGACTTTACTTCACCTGTAACGGCTTCAA